TTAAGGGTAAAGTGGCTATGGACTGGCTGTCTTCTGTTGCCCGTGAGTGGACTAAATACCATAACAAGTTGGAATGTTCTGGATACGACAAACGTATGACATGGACAACACCAGATGGTTTTCAGGTGGTACAGTACCGAGCAGGACAGAAACAAATGCGCCAAGAAACTTACATGAACGGAAGGGTTAGACTTACATATTATGAAGATACGCCCAAACTCGATGCAAAAGACATGGCGTTATCTGTTGCGCCTAACTTTGTTCACTCTCTCGATGCTACTCATTTGCGTATGGCTGTACTTAATGGGCTTGGAGTTGGAATTACTAGTTACGCTATGATCCATGACAGCTTTGGAGTTCACGCTGCACATATGCCAACCTTCATCGATAGCTGTGTGAAGCCGAGCTTCATTTCTATGTATGTACATTCAGACCCTCTGGCTGAACTACATGAAGCTTTACCCTTCGAGCATGACTTACCGCCTTCTAAAGGTAACTTGGATATTCAGGGGGTCTCTGACAGTGAGTTTTTCTTTTCTTAATACTTACATATACGATACCCTTACAACTTACAACCCGTACTAGAAGGAAACCTTCGGAAATGACTCAAATGTTCGACCAACTACATCCCGTCGTTGAGATTATACGCACTGCGTACAACTCACGAGAAACTTTGAACGGTATCAAACGGGATACCTTCGAGCGTCTGTACTTAGCTCTAGCAATGTCAGACCCCTACGGTTGTGAACACTTTCTACAGAGATTGTACGATGACATCTAATGTAATCAACCTAAATGACTACTGCAAAAAGCAAGTAGACGAAGCAGATATCACTATCGCAAATCTGTATGAAGTTCACGATGACACTCACGACGACTGCATCCCAGCAATGATGGGTTACATGATTGAGGACGATAAGTTCATGGTCATGCAAATCCGCAAAGCAACTGAAGAGGATGTAGAGGCTGGAGAAACCCCCGATGAGGACGGTTACCTAGTCCAATCAGTTGTCCTAACCCAGCGTCAGCTACATTTTATCTCTAGCTACGCTACAACTTTCTTTTTAATTGAGGATTTAGATGAAATATCTGAATGAGAAATCAGGAAAGTATTCAGGCGTTACAATGCTTGGAAAAGCTTTCTACCCACGCCTTGTAAGACCAGATGTTAAATATAACAAACTAGGTCAATACAAAGCTGATTTGCGTGTTCCTATTGAGGAAGCGAAAGAGCTAATGGAAGAGCTGGCTACAGTCTACAAAGAGTGGACAGGTAAAGCTCCTAGCAAAAACGAAAACACCATGTGGAAAATGGATGAAGATAAAGATGGTACTCCAACAGGGGATGTTATCTTTAAAATCCGAGTTGCCAACAAAATGAATAAAGAAGGTCAACTTTGGAATCGTCGTCCCAGAGTTTTCTTCCGAAATGCCGATGAGCAAACCGATAGAATAGGTGGTGGCTCAACTATGAAAGTAGAGTTTGATGTCTACTTTTGGCAGTCGGAGAAAAAAGGCGTATCGCTCCAGCCTCTCAGCGTATTGATTGAGGAAGTAAAGGAACTAGAAAACGATAAAGTTAATCCTTTCGGAGTAGGCGAAGAAGCTGTCTTCGAGACAGAAGAAATAAAAGTAAACGAGGAAACTGATGCCAACACTACGCAGGAAGAAGCGTCTGACTTCTTCTAATGCTGGTGGATGGGCAAATAAAACAGGTAACGGGTATCGGTCAGGTCTTGAGGAACGTATAGCTCAAGAACTGCTCGAGCGTGGTGTCGAGTTTGAATATGAGCAGATGAAGATTGATTATCTTCGCCCTGCAAAAAAGGCTCGATACACCCCCGACTTTGTTTTGCCCAATGGCATCATCATAGAGACCAAAGGCCGTTTCCTAACGGCTGACCGTCAAAAGATGCTGTTAGTCAAAGACCAGCACCCTGATTTAGACATCAGGTTTATCTTTTCAAACGCTAATCAAAAAATATCCAAGCAAAGCAAGACCACCTACGGGATGTGGGCAGAGCGTAATGGCTTCCCCTACTCGAACAGTGACTTGCCTTTGGACTGGCTAAAGGAGTGATATGGAAGAGTCTCAGTTTCTTCAACATGAACCGTGTCCGAGCTGTGGCTCTAAAGACAACCTAGCCAGATATGACGATGGACACGGATATTGTTTTGGGTGTGACTACTATGAGCAAAAAGAATCCAATGGCGAAACGTCTTGGGTCGCTCCTTTATCGACAACGGGTAGTTCAGAACAAAAAGAAGTACTCAAGGTCGAAGGCGAAACAAGAGCTATATCATCAAGGCGTATCACGGAAGAGACCTCTTCTAAATGGGGATACCGCCTTGGTGAATATAATGGTAGCCCAGCCCACCTAGCCTATTACTACGACAAGAACCGAAGACCTATCGCTGCAAAGGTTCGCTATCCAGATAAGACATTCCACTGGATTGGTGACCATAAGAATGTAGGATTATATGGCGACTGGCTCTGGCGTGACTCAGGCAAAATGATAGTGGTTACAGAGGGTGAAATTGATGCACTCTCTGTATCTCAATTACAAAACAATAAATATCCTGTGGTGTCTGTGCCAAATGGCGCACAAGGGGCATCACGGGCTATACGCAAGAGCATTACTTTCTTAGAGAAGTTTGAGAAGGTTGTGTTCCTCTTTGATATGGATGATGTAGGCAAGGATGCAGCACTAGAATGTGCAAAGCTCATCTCGCCAGGCAAAGCCCATATCGCACACATTGACCTAAAAGACCCTAACGAAATGCTAGTAGCAGGGCGTGGGGCTGATGTCATCGATGCTATCTGGGGTGCTAAACAGTACCGTCCGGACGGCATCATTAACGCTGCCGACCTCTGGGATACAGTAAGAGGCAGCAACGATAGCTTCCGTGTACCCTATCCCTTCTCAGGCCTTAATACGCCTACCTATGGATTAGGGCTTCGGGAGCTAACAACTATAACTGCTGGGACGGGCGTTGGTAAATCAGCGTTTGTCCGAGAGATAGCCTACGACCTACTAATGAATAAAGATATGACGGTGGGCATGATGATGCTCGAGGAAGGTCTGCGTCGCACGATGCAGGGTATGCTCGGTATTCATATGAACAAAGTCCTTCATGTTGACTCAACGGTAGACGAAGGCGAACTGCGTAAATCGTTTGATGCGGTTACTAAAGATAACAGGTTACACCTATACGACAGCTTTGGGTCTACTGACCCCGATGTGCTTATAGAGAAGCTCAGATATATGGCTGTAGGTCTAGGATGTGACTTTATTATCTTTGACCACATCTCGATTGCTATCGCAGGACTGGATGTCGATGACCGGAAGGCACTCGATATTATGGTCACAAAACTACGCTCACTTGTCGAAGAGACAGGTGTAGGTCTTCTCATGGTAGCGCATCTGCGTCGCCTTGAGGGTAACAAAGGCCACGAGAATGGAGTTACGACTAGCCTTAGTCATCTCCGTGGCTCTCAATCAATAGCTCAAACTTCTGATGTGGTCATTGGTCTTGAAAGAGACCAGCAAGGTGAGAACCGTAACATAACTACAGTTCGCATTTTGAAGAACCGCTTCAGTGGTATCACTGGTGAGTGCTGTCAGCTCAGATATGACGAGCAAACAGGCAGATTGACAGAAGTGACAACGGAGGCATTCCAAGATGGAGATATCTACTGATGATGAAATCTTTGAGATGGCTGAAATGACAGCCTTGATAGCAGTAAAAAATCCAGCTTGGGAAGAGCTTCACCACTTCTTCAATACACAAGCCCAGTCACTAGAGCATAACGGATGGAAGAAAAGGAACGGTATGACACAACACGATAAAATCCTAAAACATATGCGTACAGCAGGGTCAATTTCAGTACGGGAAGCTATGAACGATTATAGCATCCATAAGCTTGCTACTCGCATTTCAGAGCTTCGCAGTGCTGGTCATAATATTGAGCATAAGGTTCAGTACCACCCAGTAACTGGTCAGAAGTATTACCGTTACAACCTTGCAAGCTAATTGACGTAGGAGAAGTGGATGCGATTAGTATTCGACCTTGAAAGCAATGGACTACTGGACGAGCTGGATCGTATCCACTGCCTCTGCCTAAAAGATATAGACACCGAACAGACTTATAGTTTTGCACCTTCTGAGGTGGAAACTGGTGTCAAGATGCTGATGGAAGCTGACCTTATTGTAGGCCACAACGTCATCAGCTTTGATATACCAGCAATCAAGAAGGTGTATCCGTGGTTTCGAATCCGAAAATCACAGGTTAGAGACACTCTAGTTATGTCCCTGTTACTCTACCCTGATCTCAGTGACCGAGATTATCGTTTAGTAGCCACTGATGAGAGCTTTCCAAAAAAGTTGATTGGTAAGCACCGTCTAGAGGCATGGGGGCATAGGCTCAAGTGTTTCAAAGGTGACTATGATGGCGGTTGGTCAGAATGGTCTCAGGTTATGCAGGATTACTGCGAACAGGATGTGGAGGTCACCGACAGGCTGTGGAAGCTTATCGAGTCTAAAGATGTATCTCCTGTCGCTACCGAACTTGAACATCAGGTCAAGTGGGTTATTGCAGAGCAGGAGCGTTGTGGTTTTCCTTTCGACGAGGACGCAGCGTTACATCTCAAGAAGACGTTGGATAAACGTCGTGCAGAACTCGAGGCAGAACTACAGGACACATTCCCTCCGTGGGAAGAAGAGCTGGGTCTCTTTACACCCAAGGTAAACAATAAGTCCCGTGGTTACGTCAAAGGCGTACCCATCATGAAGAAGAAGACTGTGGTGTTCAATCCTGGTTCTAGGATGCACATCGAGTCTAGGCTCAAGGCTATCCACGGATGGAAGCCCAAGGAGTTCACTGAAGACGGACGAGCAAAGGTAGATGAACGTGTATTGTCTAGCTTACCTTATCCTGAAGCGAAGCTCCTGAGCGAATACCTAATGGTGCAAAAGCGTATCGGTCAAGTGGCTGAGGGTGCTAACGGCTGGCTCAAGAGAGTTAAGTCCGGACGTATCTACGGTCAGGTCATCACCAATGGTGCTGTCACAGGTCGAGCTACGCATCGGTCACCCAATGTAGCCCAGACCCCTGCTGTCTATGTCCCTTATGGCAAAGAGTGTAGGTCATGCTGGACTGCATCCAAACACCGTGTACTCATCGGTGCTGACGTATCTGGCCTCGAGCT